GCGCTTTAACTCATGAATGGGAACGTACCTCACATGACCAGCATACGTAAGGTCTCCAAAGTCTGGATCTTCCGTAAAGCTGTGAACAAAATTTATAGGGTCAATATAATCGGTTTTAATTCCGTGTCTAGGGTCGTTAGAACGCTTGACAACCGCCATTCCTGTAATAGCAAGGTCATTCACACATCTCCGTAGAGTGGAATCATTAAACTCGTTCCACTCTAAGGTCAAGTTAGTGCCAAGCTGAGCGGCTATCTCGGAAGAAGATTTTATGTTGTTGTCTATAAATATCTCAGACTCCTCCAAAGACTCTGGGATTAATTCAGAGTTCATGCCTATAGAAACCCCCGTCTTTTCTTCTATCTTGGAAATAATTCTTTTAGATTGAACAAGCATGTCTACCTTTTTTCTGCTTGCGTCCTTTTCGGAAGAAGAAAGAGGGTCAATCGCCTCCAGGTTTGGATAGGGGGATAAAGACAGGATCTTGTTTACTACGATCCTAACGAACTTAGGTAGAATAGGAACTGGAGTAAAATCAATATTGAGCATACTTCCATCCCCGTTATTCGGGTCTAACGAAGTAAGAAGAGACTTATAAATAGCTGTATCTTGAGTTCCGTTAGCGTAGCGGCGATTCCTTTCGAACGTCTTCTTCCTATTACCGAAGATAGAGTTCTGCTGATCCATCTTACCCCACTGCTTATATACAGCCTTGGCGTAGCTAAGACCATAAGCCTTGCTTTGCTTTTGCTCAGATGGGGCCAGCGGGTCTGGAAAGCTAGATTTTTTGTTGTTACTGTGCATCTGCAATGAGTAGAGTTCTTATAACTCAATGCAAATATAGTAAAACTAGAAGTGCCAAGCTTTTGGCTTGTGAGTCCTGAAAAACTTCTTGTCTTTGAAGTCGGATACAATCTTTTCTTTCTTTGCTTTCTGAGCACCTAGAAGCGCTAGACCAGAACTAATAGTCAAGTCAAACTTAGTACGCTTATCTATCTTATATGCAATCCAATCCTCTAGAGTTCGGTTGAAGTACATGTTACCAAACTCCTCAGTCTCAGCCTTTATGCCTACGTGATCGTGTATGTATGCCTCGATAGCCTGGGCGTGAGACTGTATCACATCCTGTGAGTTAGATGGTATTCCCTTGGTTCTTACATTCACCGAGGAGTTTCCTGTCTTAAGGAAGTCAGGTCGGTCCATTAAGTAACCGTCGTAACCTCTTGATTCAAAGTACCTTACGATACCGTACTTATTGTTCTCTACAAGTAAAGGATACCCGTAAAAGAAAGCACACATCAAGACATCCTCATAAAAGATGCTAGCTAGGTCAGGACGAGAAGCGTATTCCACTACGAACATATTAGCAGGGGCATCCATGCTGAACTTATTGTACATGTGTAGAGCGCCTTTAGAGCCCCTTCCGTCAACTGTAGCGTCTAAGTCATACGAATCGACCCCTCCAACACCGACATGCCCGTTAGGGGCTATCTTTTTCCCTCTCTCGTCTTTTTTCTGATTTCTTAGATGATCAGGTGGCATCCAGGATACCCTAAACCTACCATTTGGATCTGGAGAGAACACAACCTCTTCGTCTTTCTTTCTCCATATGAAGTTACCCTTTACTACTGGATTAGGAAACATATCTTCATTAAACTCTATTTGTTGGTAGATCTTACCTATATTAAATAGACTGCCCTCGATACTATCTCTAAACGCTTCGTCCTCAGTGAAAGGGAACTGCCTAATAATCTCATTTAGCTCAGAGGGGTCATTCTTAAAAGAGCTGCGCTCGTTCTTGAGATAGGTCTTGCTGCCTTGATCGACGACCTCCCCGTCTATACCCTGTATGTGTGTGCTTTGGGAGGGGTCCTCAACAACAGCATTACCGTAAATATCGAAAAAGCCCTCCAGCGCGTCATAGGCTGGAATGAATATTCTGTACAGTCCAGACCTAGTTCTTCCGTTCTGGTTTCTTTCGTTGGGGTCAGAGTCAGCCCACAATTCTCTATACTCTTCGCCCCCTTTGTTCATAGGGTTTACCGTACTCCCCACAAGGGCTTTACCAACTACTCTCTTACCTACAATCAAGCAAGTACGTTCAATCCTCCAGGCCTCCCTGATGTCAGTGGGTTTTTCCCACTTACCAGCCTCATCGAGGTACAGCATGTGCAGCTTCTCGCCGTCATATGCGTTATTGGTGGTGTTCTTCCAGTTTATAACCGAGTTAAGGGCGTCACCAATCTGAGAAGTCTTGTTGTTTTTCGTGATACGCTTAGATGGTTCACGAAACGCCAGCTCCATACGAGGGTTTGTGGTACCGTCCTGGATTGGCTTGAAGAAGAATGGGTAGCTACGAAAGATCGCAACCACCTTCTTCATGAATATGTTCTCCTGCGAGTCTTTACCAGTCTTCGACTGTATGCCAAGAAGCTTCTCTTTAACTTGACTAGCTTCGTCCACCAGGACAGCAGAGCATACATTAGTGTAGCCAGAACGACGGCACTTAGTATAAAGCTGACCGAAACAACGAGGATCAGCTTCACAAGCAGCCATGTGAGTAAAGATGTCTTTTTGGAAAGCAAGGTATGATGGGTATCCGATATCAATTTTAGACCATTGTAGAAACATATAGTGTCTCCCTGTAATATACGTAGGTTCCCCATTATTGTAAAACCATACACCGTCACGCCTACGCTGAAACTCTTGTTCGATGTAAGAACGAAACTTGTTCCGAAACTCGGCAGGCTTTTCGAACCACTCATCCATACTGCGTATCCTACGCATCTCCTCTGGCATAGGAATGCGTTTCCACAGCTGCAACTTCTTTGGTTGGTTATGGAAGAGAATTTCCGATTTGCGCGGTTTCTTCGGTAGTACCACGAGTAACCCGTGGAGCTCGATAGTTTCTCCTTCTGTACCGTTAGGGTCGATCTTAATCCCCTTAGCTTCATAACCTTTTATGTCGATTAAACTAGACATCAATAACTCTGTCCGTGTGAGTTCATTCTCCCCAGCGAAGGTACACCTTCTTTAGGGTTTTTAATCTCCATTTGTTCACCACATTCGCATTGGCCTTCAGGGTAGTAAACACTACCGTTTTTAAACTTCATAGTGAGGCTTCTCACAGATTTCTCTGCTTTACATTTCTGGCAAATAAGATCAGGCATGGTTTTTAATTTAATTGGTACCCCCGCTAGGACTCGAACCTAGGACCCACAGCTTAGAAGGCTGTTGCTCTATCCAGCTGAGCTACGAGGGCGTATAGTTAACCTCTAAGTGACCGCTTGTAACTGTTTGGTTTTCAAAATCATAGTCATCCCAATATACAAGTCCGCTTGGGTTATTTTGAGAATCGCTCTGCGAATCCTCCTGAGTAGTCTTTGTCTTTTTCGATTTCTCCATTGTCGTTTAGTTCTTTAACCATTTGTTCTAGCCTCTGGCGCTCCACCAAAAGCTCTTTACAGTCAATAGCAGTTTGCTTTATGGATTGGAGCTCGGCCTTACGCGCAGAGCCACCTGCTTCGGGGTCTACTGGCTTCTTGACTTCCTCGATCATATTATTGATGGCTATCTCCATGCTTTGCATGAGTCTTATAGCGGCGCTTACAGTAGTGAATTTAGATTTCGACATATAGCAGGTCTTCTGCGCGGGTTCGGTAATACTCCTTACCATCAATGTTAACTCGATAGTCCATGTTCTTGCGAAATCCAACTATGTCACCCGCTTTAGCTCCTATCTCATCAATCCAAGGAGCCTCAAACGCGACACGACCTTTTGTGACAGGGACCTCTGATAGTTTAACCAATTCGATAGTGTCCGACTCTTGAACCTCCTCTTCTTCGACTGGCTCAAGAAGGCTCCAACCCGCAAGAGGGCGTATATCCCCAGTGTGCTGGTTTTTATAAGCAATAGCCTGATTATTAATAGTATGCTCTGGATCAAAGCGAACAGTATAGTGATTAGGCTCTCCAGTAAGTACCTGGCCTTCGTTAAGAACCACGAGGTGGTGGAAGTAAAGAGTGTCCCCAACTTCAACCCCTGTATCGTGTTTGAAAGGCGCCGCCACAACGGGGCCTTCTTGGATTCTGTTTTCAAACTCATTAAATTTAGTGTCTATAAAAAGCTCAAGACCTCCAGGGGTCGTGATCTTATCATCAAGCTGTTTATCTAGCTTTACAATAAATAAGTCAAATGTCCTCATCAATTAAAAATTCAAGTCAAATTCAAGCATACAGGGCATCTCGTCTATGGATTTCCACAGCAAGGTACCTTCATCGTTCTCAATATATACAAGATATCTCTTCTTGCCAAACTTATGCAGGTGATGTTCATCTTCTAGTATAGCGGATACAACACCTCGGCCAGCTTTCATGCCGATATAATAAGCCATGCCGTCTTTGGGTTCCTTGCCGACGACAATCTTTCTAATAAGTCCTTCCATTTTAGTTTAGGGATATGCCCAAATCACCCAAGAGGTCGTCTAATGAATCGTTTTCTTGATATGCGCTATCCATTACTTCTTTTAGTGTGTCTAACTCCGCCCTACTTTCTAGGTTAAAGCTGTACATTGTTTTCATCTCTGCGCTCTCATCACCCTCCTCAACTGAGTCAAAGTCTATAACTCCTACTACTATAGAGGCCAAGGTGCGATCTTTCATTTCGAACTCATCAATTGTCTCCTCCATCTTTTTGACGAGGGAATACATTTCGGCAAAGAAGAGGGTGTCTTTCGGGTCCATGATGTAAATTTGTTTAAGTCAAATATACGACACAATACGCATGCCCAAGTCAACCGTTAAAAAGACGAGGCTCTTTAGAGAGGTTTCGAAGCTACCAGATAAGTACGTAAAGAACAACTACTTAAAGAACTTACGCGGCGCTACAGATGAATTCCTAGAGAGCAATCCAGATCTAACCAGGTCGTATCTACAGCTAATGCTGTTCCTTTACGATTTGGAGTTCTTTACTATATCGTGGGCGGCAGAGAACTACGGGATGTACAAGAAGAACCTAGCCGATAGAATGATATACCCACTTGTGTCTAGTGGTTATCTATATAAACACTTTGATAAGCTTACACCGTCCCAGACTCTAGAGGATCACTTGTTCCGTGATGAGACAAAATATAACTACAGAGTTCGCTATGCGATGACGCAGAAAGGTAGGCTAGCGGTGCAGCGTTTTTATAACTCACTTTAAGAAGAAACCGTGGTTTCTCTTGCGTATATTTTTATGTCCGAAACGTAAATTATATCGCCAGGAGCCGACTGGTCATTGGTACTGATGCCGAAGCCAAAGTAAGTACTGGAAACGTCGCCGCCACCGCCTCTGGTTCGTAGTCCAAACTCGGTGGTAAAGTCATCTTCGGTGCCATACAAAACCCTTTTCCATGATCCCGCATCAGAGGCCCCATACTCTGAAATGGTGCTGTTGTTCAAAGAAGTGTTTGTAAACGAGCGCTCTGCGCCCAGACCATACTGAAATGGTCCGATGGTGTTTATGTGAGAGTTAGCGGAGGGAATAAAAACATACATCTCAACAGCATAACTCTTGTAATAAATGTTGCTTCCTTGATACCATACGGTTTCTAGTTCGGTGTTAGGGCTATGAGCGTAGTGGTATCCAAACACTCCAGTATTAGAGACTTGTACCTTCATAACGTTCTGTCTAGTTGCCCCATTTTCATCGGTTATAGATGCAATACGAGATATATCGGCAAATTGGTTGCCACCAGTAAAATCCGAAACAAAGTCGTAAATTTCGTTGGTAGAGTTAAATTCAAAGTCGTAAAGGGGTGTGTTTCCGTAACTGTTATGGAATGGAGACCCAGCAGCAGCTATTACTTCAGCAGAAGTAAACGTCTGAATGGATCCCACGGCTTTTCCTCGTGAGTTTTTAGCGTATGCCCTGTATTTGTATTCAGTAAGACTTGAAAGATTTGATACATTTGCTGTAATAGTACCTGAACTGTCAGTACCTGTTACCTCACTGAAGCCAGCCACATTAACCCCAAAATCAAATCCTACCTCAGTTACACCTGATCCAGTATAGGATCCACTTAGGGTTGCTGTTCCCGACGAAGAAGCTGTTGGTGTGTCTGCTGTCGTCACTACAGCAAAACCTATAGTGGGGTTTGCGCTCTCAACATTTAACGCTCCCGTTTTGTTTGCTCCTAATCCTAACATGGAGCAAAGATAGTTAAATCACTTTATAATAAACTCCCTTGCTGTCTCGGTACGCTCTCTTGAGTTGTTTTCTGTTTTTCCCGCCTTCTTTAAATGATACGTGTACCCAGGCAGGGTTCTCGTCATCCCCGAACTCCCAGATCATCTGATCCCACTCTAGGTTCTTCTTTATGAAATCGAATATCTCTGAGTTAGTCACCTTCCCATACATGTCGGCGTCTATATCAATGGCCTCCCCAATCATATGCTGAGAGTATTTACTCCCCCCTATCGCCTTGTTTAGTTCTTTTGATCTAAATCCAGAGGTAACCCCGATGGGTACACCGAAGTGATCGCGCACTGGCTGAAAGATATGGTCCGCTACGGCCTGTAAGTTGTGTACGGTCCACTTATCTGGGGTGTTGTCAATCCCTTTTCTTGTCGCGGTGTTTGACTTCACCACTTCTTTTAGCGTTAGATTTTTGCTTAACCTCATTGAATTTATTTTTCTCTGCAATATACGCAGGGTTAATTCGCTTAAGCCTAGGGTTGAAGTAGTTTTTACTACCCACTACCTGTTAGAATAAACCCTATAGAAGGTTTTCTTGGTCTTTGGGTCCGTAATAGCAACTAACTTATGCTTGGCTCTTCCAGTGGTTGGCCCTAGCCTATCTGTCATATTATGAGATTTTGCCCTGGCTAATGCCATAGCTTCTTTAGCCGTTTTAGCTTCAGTCGTCCACCCAGAATAACTATCAAGCTTTTTTTTGGGGTCTGTTACTTTTCTCATTGTCGCTTATATGGTCGCATTCTTCCGTTTGGAGACTGTCCCATTCCTTTGTAGTCGCTAAGCTTTTCCATAAGGTCTTCCATTCTTGATGCTCCCTGGCCGCCCTGAGCTTCCATAGCAACTTTCCTGCTGTCGTCCCTCATCATTTCGCTCTCCATCTCCCCAGTGTCTAGTGAATAGGTTCCGTCTCCCAATGGGAAGATCCTATAATCCATGTCTTCAATCAATCCTTCTCTGTTAGGATTACCATAGCTCTCCCAGTCTCCGAACACAGGTACAACCTTTCCGTCAGGTAGCTCCATTGAAACGTACTGTTGACCAGAATCAGGGATTGTCTTAATAGACCCTACGGCGTATTGTCCTGCGATCTTAATGCTGTATCCATCGCCTTTTACTTCGCCGCCTTGTTCGAACTTACCAGACTTAACTCCTCTACCTTTAAGAATGTCAGCCATAGTGACCTTTCCGTCACCAGTTAGATCTGGAAACTTACCACCCGCTTTGTACTTGTTTCCGTACTGGCTTTTCTTGTAATCAGAAAGCTTTTCTAGCAGGTCCTCCATTCGTGAAGCTCCCTGCCCTCCTTTAGCAGACTTAGCTAAGCCTAGTTCTTTTTTGTTAGTCGGTCTCATAAAGCAAATATACTACTTTTTAGGTTTGATATATTTCTTGATCCCTTCTCGAGAATGAAGACAGTTTTTGCGCCTTTACAACTTGATTAGTTTGAGTGACGCTCCGTAGCTACTGTTTTATTACTTACATAAGTAATCCTAAAGACAGCCTCGTAGGTTTAAAACATCATATGAAGCTTATCGCTGTGAAGCTTTGGCGAAGTTACAACTTTTTTCTTACAAAGTCAAGTCAGCAACATGCTTTAACGAAACCCTATAAGTCATTAAGTGACAGCCTTTTAAACAGTATATAGTGGTAGCGCGTTGATAACTCAGTTGATAAGCCGCCTTTAAAAAGGGCTCTGTAATACAGATCTTGGGGATTCTTTTATACGTATGAACGTTGTGTCCTCGAACCCGAAACGAATCTCGTAAACCCCGTAGGCATAATGCAAGGGGGTTTTAGCCAGAACTTTTAGCCTTTAGGCTAACCAAGTCAGTAGCTAACTTCTACGAAGTTAAGAGTTGATTGTAGTTAACTAACTACTAATCAAAGGAATAAGACCGATTGGCTAGAAACAGCTTGAAGCTAAACTACTACGTAGTTCAAGAGAGACCGCTGTCAATCCTCCCCCTAACCTCTTAGGTTAGATAACAACCTTCAATACTGAAGGTTAACTATCTCTTCAAGAAGAGATGCTCAAGAGGCTGAAACTGAGGGCTTTCCTCCAACGCATTGAATCCCTTAAGGGATCGTCATTGGTAGTCAACGTAGGAGTATTAGCTAGCTAATACCGTTGTTGAATGGAGTAGAGATAGAGTATATGAAGAAGGAGTCTTATGACTTCTTCATTTACTCTTTATCTCTTAAGTTGGTTTTGGAAGTCGACCAGCTTGAGAAACTCAAATCTCTCAACAATGTCAAAGACATTCGAACAAAAGCAGGTCTTGGTAAAGACCTTGAAAAAAGCTGTTAACAGCTTTGTCTATTCTCCTTCTGAGGAGAAGAAGTCTAACCTTAGTGAAGCTATGGCTTCTCTAAGTTCTTTCATCGATTCCATCGATGTTCCAACTCCAGAGCCTCCTAAGAAGGAGGCTAAGAAGAAGCCTTCTAAGGCTTCTAAGTCGAAGTCTTCTAAGACTTCTAAGTCGA